CTGGCGGAACAACCGCGTGCAGATCGGGGTCGGCGACGCGATGACCGTCGGCCTAGCCATCGGCGTCAATCCGCTGTTCGTGATCCTCTCGGGCCAATACCACACGGCAAAACCCGAGAAGCGGGAAAAGTGGCGAATGATGGCCTCCCCGGTGGAACCCAAGACCCCGCGCAAGCCGGGGAAGAAGCGGCTCAACCGCTGAAGTCGTCGGGCGGATTGTCCGGCAGTTGCCCGATAAATTCGAGGACTGCCGCCGCCCCCTGGTTGCGGGCAATGACCAGCAGAGCGCCCTGGACGCGGTTGCGCACCACCTTGTCGAACTGCTGATCGCTCAGCTCCAGGAGCAACACCGAATCGCCGTCCAGAGCGGACGCCAACACCTGATCGCCCTCCTCGCTGTCATCGACAATGACCGCCTCTTCAAGCTCGGCCAGGTAGGCCTTCAAGCTGCGGGAAAACTGCAACTGATGGCGACCCTTGAACGCCTGGGCAAACTCAACGAAGCGTTCCCGACTATGGTTGCAACCCTGCGCGGCCTGATACAGCAACTGAAACGGAGTCGCCCCCTTGCCAGTCGCCTTCTTGACGTGCGCACCGGCAAGTTCCTTTTCCGGCCCCCAGCGGCGTTCACGTAGCGCCCCATCGGAATCGAACTGGCCGAACTTGGTCAGGTACTCCTGAGCGCTCATCGCCTTGCGCACGTCCAGGGCGACACAGCGGCGCGAGCCATCAGGATTCTTGCCAAACTTCTTCGGAGCAGGCAAGCCGACCGCCAGGCAGGCCGATTTCCAAGCATCGAACAGCCGATCGCGCACCTTCATCACCTCGGAAGCGGTCAGCTCACGGCGGAAAAACCACAGATGGTGCTCATGGGGATGCCAGCCGTTGCGCTCGCCGTAAGTGACCTCAAGGTTCGCAATGCGCCCGATGTAGCCCAGAAAAGGCAGGCTGTCGGCCTGCGGCCGCACAAGCGCCTTTTTGCGAGTGACTTCCTTAAATGCCGGAGACTTCTGGAGGTGCTGAAAGGCATCCTTGACCTTACCGAGCAAGTCGCCCAGATCGTCGCCCAAGCCATGCTTGACCGTGAAAGTCAGCATATAAGCACAGCCCTCGTCCTGGGCGACCGCCTCATAGGCCCGCGAAATCTCGTCACGCCGGGCGCGGTTGATCTTGGCGCTGCACACCGGGCACGTCCACACCGAACCACAGACCGCGACGTTGTGCCAGCACACCGAACCGCTCTCGACATTCTGATGCAGCTCGGCCGACTTCTGCGGCAGCTTGGAGCCGAAGCAGGTGACGACGCGGAACATCGGCGCACGGTTGACCGCCTTGGTCGAGGACTGGCGGCGGGTCTCCAGGTCGGAAAACTTGCTGCCTTCGATGAAATGGCGTTTTTGCTTGACCACCGGCTGCCCAATCTTGTGAGCGAGAACAGAAACGACCTTGCGGGTCTCGATGTCGCAATACTTCACCTTAGCGGTGAGGTCGGTGTATGGGGCATAGACCGCCTTCTCCCGATCCTCCCAGAACTCGGGACGCGACAGGTACTGCTTGGCGTAGCGCTGAAGAAGCCAGCGCTCCATCAACGCTTCATCGCGGTCCCAGTCTTTGACCCAGTCCTGACGCTTTTCGCAGTAGGTGTAGCGAAAAATTTCGCCCGTTTCCGGGTCGATTACTTCCTTAACTTGTTGATTTTTAAGGGGTTTATCGCCCGATCCACCGCCCGGTTTTGCGGTAAAGATCGTAGTATTACCTAGGCGGGCCTCGCGGCCCCGTCCGTCCTCGCGGAGCTGCGGGCGGGCGGGGGCCTGCTCGACCCGCTCGCCTGAGAACGATACCCCCGCCTTGCGGGCGGATTCCGTTTGCTCTACCATCTAAAAACATTCCCCTTTCACAAGCGTCGTGGACCGGGAACTAAGGGCTGATGCGACCAACATCGGCCCTTTTTCTTTTCTGCCCCCGCTGGTGAGCCGGTAGGCGAAAAGGGCGCTATTACCCTCAGTTCAAATCGTTTTTTAGTCTATCCATTTTGACCCTCGCCGGAAAGGCGAAGATCAAGAGCATGCCTCCGGCGGCCCTCCGGGGGCACTCGCCGTGTGGCAGGGGTGCGGGGCATACGGCCTGCGGCCTTCTTTCCCTCACCCCTACCGGGAGCGTCGGGTCGCTCCAGCCCCATCAAGGGACTTTCGCGGCATAAACGGTTTCCCCCCGCAAGCGGGTCCCCCCATTTATTCCACGTTCCCTTGACAGGTCTTCCACTCAGAACAGCCCCGCAGCCACCACCAAGCGCAGCTCAATCGAACGCAGCAGCGGACGGGACAGGTTCTCAGTGACGAAGTTGACCGCCGTATCGGCCGAGCTGAAGACCCGGAGCGACCCCCGGAAGGTTTTAAGGCGAGCGCCGGAGACATGCTCCAGGACATACCCACCGTCAACCTTGACCAGGTGCAAGACCGGGTTCTGTTGCTCCGGGATGGCCTTCACGATGCCTCGAAAGGCCTCCAACGAGTAGTGTTCAGACATTCAAACCTTCCTGTTTTGCGTTTTGGTTGTATTGTAATTGCAAAACTACCAATTTGCAAACAGCCATTTGAAGACCTGCACCAGGACGACAACGGCAAGCAGGTGCCAGCGTAAATGCCACCAAATCGACTTTTGCAGCTCGTCCCACATCACTTGCAAGAAAACAATCATCACAGCCTCTCTACTTGTAGGAGCAACACCAGCTCAGACTTGGTGTCGCTGTCGGAATCGCTGAAGTTCCAGCCGAACAAACCGCGCTTGGCTTTCTCTTCCTTGGTGTCGGTCAACCCGCCCAGGACGATCAGCTCGCCATCGGCGACGGTCAGGCTCGACGTGATTTCACGCTTGTTAAGCGTGGGATTCGTGTTGCCGGTGGTGGTCTTGACGAAGTTCGAGACCGTCTGCACCAGGTCAACATCGACGGTGCGCCCACGAATCCGGGCAGTGACATCGAGGATCACGCCCGAGCTGCGATACTCGGTGGACTGGGTGGTCTGCCCGTTCGGGTTGATAAGAATCTGACCATTGACGGGCACATCCGCGCCGACCTGGAGACGCACCCGCTGGTTGTTGCGCACGCGGGCGAACGGCGAGGTGACCACCTTGAAACGCCCGTCCTCGCTGATGGCCGACGCCACGAAATCGAAGTCAGGCCCCTTGATCGACAGCGTGTTGCTGAACGAATCGGTGCCGAAGCTGATGCCGACATGACCATCAAATAGGTTCGCCATCATCTTGAGCGCAGACCCGTCCGTCTTGGTGTGCGCGACCTCGTAGAGCACAGCCCGCACCACCACCGAGGGCGACGGCACATCGAGCTGCACCAGGAGCGCCTGCAGGCGGTCAATCGCCGGTTTCTCACCGGAGAAGACCAGCAGCTCGTCACCCTGGGCGGACTGGGCCGCCGTGGTGAGATCCGAACCCTCGCCCCCTCCCCCGACCTTGAGCGAACGTCCAGCCGTGCGACGGTTGGCAAAGTGGCCCTCGACCAGCGGAGAAAGGATATCGACCAGGTAACCGACGTCCTGATGCAAAGGCCGATACACGAACGGCGTGCCCTTGGTCGCCTTGGGGTCGGCCTGCTGCTCGGGCGGCTTGGTGCAGACGGTCGCGACGCCGGACACGTTGCGCACCTCGTAGCCGTTGCTGTCCAGCACGGCCCGGAAGATGGCGGCATCGAGATTGCGGCCAACGGCACGGATCGACACCGAGCGGTTGTCGCCGAGCACCGCATCGCACAGCACATAGGGCTGCTTGCTGACCTCCTTGAAGTACAGGCTGATGACCTGGGAAAGCGGCATCGCGTGCATGTCGAAAGAGTCAGGGCCATCGACCGAAGGCGGACTCACCACCCAGGCAGGGACCGCGGGAAGGTCGGAGGGCTGAATAGGCTCGGCGGACAGGGAAGCCTGCGCCGCCAGGGAAAAAAGCATCCCAACCAGGAGAAGGAGCTTTCTCATCGGCTCGCCTCCTTGGCTGCAGTTCCCGGCAGGACGCCCGACCAGGTGGCGACGCGACGGCCCTCGACATTGCCAACCGTCATCACGCCCTTGCCGACGAAGGCCCGAGGCGACTCGAAGCGGAAGCGGCCCGCCTCGTCGGTGAGAACCACCCAGCGCTCACCGCGAATGGTGACCTCCCCGGAAATGCGGAGGTTTGAGATCGGAGTCGGCCCGCCAGAGGAAGCACCAGGTGCAGCGGCCGGACGGGCAGCGGAAGAAAGGGGACTGTCCACCGAAATGCCAGAAGCAGAACGGGGAGCATCGGCCCCCTGGCCACCCGACAGGAAGGAGGAAAGGAACCACAAGCACGCACTGACCATGACCAGCAACCCGACCGCCACGACCCAGATGACCGGATTGCGGAGCACGTTCTGCCGCTTGTCCACCGTGGCTTCCTTGCCGTCGCCGCCCGAGTAGCTCTTGTAGAGGGGGAAGACGGCCTTGTCGTATTTCTGAACCTTGCGGGCGAAACGTGCAGCCTTGGTGAGCTTGCCGCCCTCGTACAGCTCGATGCGATAGGTGCGCGCCAGGCCGAGCGTTTTGATCTTCACCGTGCGAGCCGTGACCTCGACCACATCGCGGACCGAACGATGCGTATCGGCAATGGACTGGAAGATCAACGCCAGGTCGCAGCTCAGCCCGGTATCGGGGTGCGTGTAATGGCGGTGCATCCGGAAAAACTGCATGTGCTCCGGGCTGATCTTCTTGTCCTTGTTCCAATGACGCCACGCCTCGTCCACGACCACGAGGTCACCCGGTTGAACGATAGATGCCTGTTCCGGCTTCTTCTCGTCGGGGAAAAAGCCGACCTTCTGAATGTCTTCATCGCTCACATGGACGATCTTTCCGAACTTGCTCGGATCGATGCCCTTATTGCGAGCGACCAGGAACTCATGAATTTTTTCTTCACTAATACCGTCCACGTTCACGACCACGCGGCGTCCTGACTTGATAGCGGGCACGATGACGTTCGCCACAACTTCAAAGGATTTGCCGGAGCCCATGAGACCGGTATAAGCATTAATAGCCATAGTTGCTCCTTACCCGATCACGGGCAGACGGCGGATGATGAAACGGGTTACGAAAGCGGACAGGCAGAGCGAGACCCCCAACGGCACTTGGAATATGTCGAGCACGTACCAGACGCCCGGCGCCTGGGCACTGAAGGCCGATGCCAGCTCAGAAGCGCCCGGCAATAACGGCACGATGATTTGAATGAACTCGGTGGTGACGAAGAACAACCCGAAGTACAGGAAGAACTTCACCATTGCCGATTTGGCGAACCACCCGGCAAAACTGAACAACGCAGAAAGAACGCGACCGAACATGGTTTAAGCCCTCAAGACAATGAAAACGGCGCACAACGACCAAACCAGCAACATCGCCATTTCAAGCAATGCACGGTTCTGTTCCATCAAGTCGCAGTGAACTTCCCAACGATGGACAGTCCCGAAAATCTCGAACTCGGGACGCGGACACTCGCTCGCGTGAGCAGGCACTGAGAACGTGCGCAAGTCCGGCATCAAATTAAGGATCGGGTCCAAAATCATTTGGGCGGTCGGCGTGGCCTCCAGGGTGGGAGGCGGCGTGTTCGGGTCGTCGCCGAGGTCGATTTGGTCGCCCTCGCCCGGTGTCGGCGTCGGCGTGACCGAGGTGCCCGGCAGCGGCATCGGGACGGCTTGATCCCCGACCTGCGAAACCGGAGAGAACAGATCGCCGACCGTGGGCCGAGCGGTCGGATTCGCTGCCAGCCACTCGGCCACATCGGCGGAGGTGATCGGATCGGAAGCGGGCCAGGGAACGGCGTTCTGCCCCTGCTGCGCCTTCCAAGTGGCGTTGGCAATAGCCGCCAACATCTCGGGCGACAGCTCCTTATCGACGGCGGCAGCGGGAACGGCCTCGATGGCCTGCTCAATGGTAAGCGGTGTCGGCGTGTAGCCCGGAGGGGCAACAGGCTCGGGGGAATTGACGAACTCGAAAACGACGGTATAGGTCTCGGCCCCGCCTACCTTGGAACGGTAGCGGTTCGACCAGTAGGGCACGCCCCCAGTCGGAGCGGAGGACAGCTCCTGGAAGTTCGTGTCGCGATGCTTGGAACAGAGGCTGGAGGTGGTACCAGGACATTCGGCATTACGGAACCAACGAACCGAACCCGCAGAACTACCGGAACCAACAAGAAAATAATGATCACCGGGGCCATAAGCCAAAACCTCAGGATAGGTGCCCGGCATCAGCGGAAGGGTCGATGGATCGGCAGAGCCCATGCCCTGACCTGAAAGCGTGACGGTACCGTCCTCGCCCCACAACCAATCGACAAGAAGATCCTGACCCAGATAAATCGCACCGCCGACAACGGCCGCGATACCAGCACCGACCAACACGGCAGGCCAGGTAGCAGCACCGACCGCAACAGCAGCCGCCCCACCTGCGACCGAGGTAAGACCGGCAGAGGCGGCCGAAATCGTCGCCCCGAAACGCGGATCGTTAGCCGCGAAACCGTATTTGTTCAGCTTGTGCTGAATGATCCCGGACGTGGCCGTATTGACCTTGCCCGAGTAGGCCCGAACAGCTGCAGCATTGGCGGTCTGAACGCCAATGAAGCAGGTCAGGCAAATGACCGCAAACCAAGTATTGAAACGACGCCACATACGATCCCCCATGCGAAAAAAATCGCGTACCAAACCATCACCGACATTTCCAAACCTCCAAAAAAAACGGGGGCCTAAGCCCCCGTCAGTGCTGGGCGCTATTAAGCGCCGCGCACCTGGCGAATCACGAACTGGGCACCTTTCCAGGTGACGTACAGAGTGATCACAGTGCCAGCGATGGCCAGGATGCCGAGACCCACAGCGGAGAAATCGACAGACGAAGCCAGACTTGCGATATCGGTAGGAGCCGAACCTTCCATAAAAAACACCTCAGTTAGTTGAACAAACGGGAACCGCCCGCACGGTTTTCAAAAGGTCAGGCGTCCTTCACCATCTGGATCAGTGCGCCGCACCCCATCGAAAGTAGATAAACAAAAACAGTCGAAGCGAACGCGAACCCGAAATAAGCCCCGGCTGTGGCCGGGTCGAATGGCTGAGCCATCGCATCGAGAAACCCCGCTTCGGTCGGGGCGACCAGGTAGGCCTGCGTCACCGATTGGCTGAAGCCTTCCGGGCACATGCCCTGAACGCCTTCGCCCGGCACACACACCAGAACGGTCTGAGTCGTCCCGAGAACCGGCATGGCTTAGGCCTTAGCCGCATTTCCGGGGACAGTCCCGGATTGGCCGAAAAGGTCGATGCCCTTCACGTGCTTGACGCCGATCAGCGTCAGAGTCGCCTTGCCTTGCGCACCAGGGCGCGAGCCGTATTCCATCTCGAAGACACCCGGCAGCTTGCCGCGCACCTGTTCAAGCAGCGCAGTGTCGGCGCTGACCTTGGTCGGCTTGAAGCCGAAGGCAGTCAGGGTGTCTTCGCGGTATTCGTTGAGGTACCAGACGCTCAGGCCCTTGCGGATTTCGCCCGTGCGTTCGTCCGGCATTTCCCAGCAGTCAGCGCTGGTGATCAGTGCTCTTTCAGCCATAGTCAAAACCTTTATACTGGAGCGGCATCGTTCGGATATCGCAGGTTGCCGCTACAAAACCGACGATTTGCAGATGCTAAAAAAATAACTTGTCAAAGTCAATAGACTTTGACTCCGAAACGAGACGAAAGGAGGAAAACGCGTGGCCGAATTCAAGATGCCGAACGCTCAGGAGTGGCTGGACATGGTCAAGACCGAGATCGGCCTAGAGACCGACGCCGAGGCCGGCGCTTACCTGAAGATCCCGAAGCAGGTCATCAGCAA